TACCAGGCGAAAGGGGCATAGCTATGTCAAATGTCGCTTACGCCGATTTTGCGGCACGTACTGCCGCCAGGAGCAACAGGATGGAGAACCAGAAGGCCGGTTTCATCCCGTTGTACCGGAGTGTACTGAAGCAGTCCTGGGGGAAAGATGTTTACCTACGCACCCTGTGGGATAACCTGCTTCTTACCGCTGCAAGACAACCCTACACGGCCAACTTTAAAGGCCGTCAGTGGCCATTGCAGACCGGACAACTGGTGACCACCACAGCCGATCTGGGGCTGGCTTTATGCGACCGGAACGGGGAACCCACCAGCCGTCACGCAGTGGACCGTATGCTCGCTTTTTTTGAGAAAGAAGGGATGATCACCACAGCAGGAGAGCGCCGGAAAGGCACGGTGATCACCATCACTAATTACGCGCTTTATGCTCAAAAAATGGACGATTTACCCGCGCATAACGCCGCGCATAACAGCGAGCATTACCCCGCGCATAACGAAGCCAGTAACGGTGCGGCCCCTGAGGGTGGTGCCGCGCATAACCCCGAGCTTAAGGGCGAGCTTAAGGCCGCGCATCATGAACAAGAAGTAATATTAAATACTAACGTATTTAATGATCGTCAGAAAAAATCCAAATCTCTTCCTGACGCTGCAGTTCAGACCCCCGCCGGTGACAAGTGGGGAACCGCTGAGGATCTGCAGTGCGCAGAGTGGATGCTTGCGCTGCGCAACCTCACCAAACCTTCGCTGAAGAAACCGAACCTCACCACCTGGGCCAATGACATTCGCATGCTGCGCCAGCTCGACGGCCGCACGCATCGCGAAATCTGCCAGCTGTTCAAATGGGCTGCGCAGGATTCGTTCTGGCACAAAAACATTCTCTCGCCCGCCAAACTGCGCAAGCAGTGGGACACCCTGGCGCTGCACCGCGAGGATGGCAGCCGCAAGCCTGTAAGCGACACGTCGGCCAGTGACGCGCACTGGAACAGCCCTGAAGCCTGGGAGAATTTTATATGAACCACGAACTTTTTCAGGCAGTGCAGAGCCGCGACAGTGAAATGCTGGCGCGTATGGCAGGCGGCGGCCGGGATCAGGCCAAAGTCATCAACAGCGACGCCGAGCGTATGGTGGATATTCTGTTCAGCCAGCTCAAGCAGGTATTCCCGGCGTCCACGCAGACCAATCTGCGCAGCGAGGCGGATGAGCGAACGGCCAAACAGCAGTGGATCGCCACGTTCGTTGAAAACGGCATCCGCAGCCGCGAGCAGCTGGTGGCCGGGATGCAGAAAGCGCGAGCCAGCGTCTCACCGTTCTGGCCGTCGCCGGGGCAGTTCGTTGCCTGGTGCCGTGAAGGCAAGGGCACGCTGGGCGTGAGCCCGGCGGACGTCATGACCGAGTTCTGGAAATGGCGCAAGCTCGTCTTCCGGTACCCCACCAGCGAGCAATACCCGTGGCCGCAGCCGATCCTGTATCACGTTTGCCTGGAGCTGCGCCGCCGGGGCGTCGACCGGCAGATGAACGAGAAAGAACTGCTCAGCGAAGCCGGGAATCTGCTGGCGCACTGGGAGAAACGTGTTGCAGAAGGCAAGCCGATCCCCCCGATCCGCCGGGCGCTGGCAGCGCCACACCAGGACCGGGGGCCGACGCCCGCACAAGTGCTGATGGCCGAGTACAAGCGCCGCCAGGCGCAGGGGAGGGTATGACCATGGCCAGCAAATCACTCTGGGAGATCGTCGATTACCTACGCGAAAACCAGACCGTCACACCACGTCAGGTGCAGGCCCTGCTGGGATGCGACTGTAAAAAAGCCCATAACCTGCTGCTGCACCTAATCCGGCGCTCTGTGGTTCTCCGCACAGGCGAGCCGCATCACCCGGTTTTTAGCCTGGTGCCAGGAGGGGAGTTGAACATCAAACGACCCAAACCAGTTGCGCCGCCAGCTCCAGCAGCGCCAGCGGTAAAAGCAAAGCCGCCAGCAAAAGCTGCGCCAGCACCTTCAGGGCCGTCCATCGCGGACGTTTGCCGCCAGAACTGGCAGGGCTACAAAATTCATAAAATTTTGGGGAGTGCACGGGCATGAGTGAATTACAGAACAACAAAGAGCTGATCGCAGTTGGTCATGAGTTTGCAAAAGCACTGAGCAGCGGCACGCCGATCATTGAGATTGCCAAAATGATGTCTCGCCTGGCCGAGCGTCTGGACTGCACAACAGCTGCGCTGCGCGAAACGGCCAAACAGCGTGACGTGCTGACAGCAGACAACGTGGCCCGCGCCGAGATTATCGGGCAGCTGGTCTGGCAGTATAGCGCCAGCGGCATCAAACCGGTGCAGAAGTCACTGAACCCAGCCTCCGCGCTGCTGTATGACGCTCTCGAAGTGCTACGGCAGCCTGCGACAGCTGCAGCGGTAAATGAGCTAAAAGCGCAGGGCGTTGAAACGGCGGCGGCAACCTACCACCCGCTGGTGATCACCGGCGGAAGCGATGATCTACAGGAAAACGGGCTGTGTATTCGTGAAGATCTGCTGAGTATCGCCAGGAAGCTGCGCGCAGGGGAGAATGTATGAATCAGCATGCTGACGACGCGGCGACCATCCGTCATCCGGCGATGTCCGGGCCTGCTAGCAGGCAATGGAGCTACGACCCGGCCGTATCTGCGGTGCTGGCCGCGCTGGAGCAGGCAGAGCGGCGCATCATTGACTTGGGGTCGGGACAAGACATAGCCATCAGCGTGAATTGTTTAATGGGGATTTCTTGCGCAAACAAATGCTAAACGTGTAAACTATGAAAAATGTCAGGAGGTGTCTATGCCAGACTTATACCCAGTTCCCGGCTTCGGTCCAGATGAGATTCTGGAAATGGCCCGATCTGCTATTAGGCAGGTTAAAGACTATAAAATTACCATTGCTCTAACTGAGCGCAAAGAAAATGAACATGTTCATGGTAAAAATCATGCTATTGGCTCATGGCAGGATGTTTATCATCAATTTCATGGAAAAAAAGAGCAAGTTCGATGGTTTCTGGTTCCAGCTGCGTTCCCTAGTGATCACGTAGGTATCTTTTCTTGGGAAACTGAACAGCAAGACTTCCGTACAGATTATGCTAAACGGTTGGGGCGTATTGCAAAGGTGGGAGGCAAGCTCATTCAGCCAAGAATTCGCCTTAAGGGTAAGAGCTTAATTAGTGAAAGCCACCCTTCATTAAAGATTGCTGAAAAAATTCACAGTAGTTAATTTAACGTCCCATTTTGGGACGTTTTCCTATGGGTGTATAATGGCAGGCCAGCAAACAAAATACGTATACAGGGAACTAGTCCAAGGTACTAAAGATCCCATTCGCATGATTGCATACGCAGTTTATAAAAAACAAAAAGATGATTTGGCCATTCAATTCAAGATGCAATATGGAGCCGCGGAAGTGCCTCAAAAGTTGCAAGAATGGCATGATTTAGTAGCCCATAATTCGACACAACTTGAAGCTTACCTAACGACGGCTAAGACGTTTGTAGCCGTAATGAAGAATGAGATTGAAACTGAAGTTCGGCAGGAAGTTGCTAATGAACACAGCGCAGCTGTTGGGGTGTTGACCGCCCAGCATCAGCAAGAAATTGCAGACCTAAGAGGTAAAGTCACTGATGCAGAAAAAAAAGCGCGAGATGAATGGTCTGATAAAATGGCAAAGTGGGCTGTTCAAACAACCAACCCAGGCAGGTTTAAGAAAGTTTTTTTAGCAACAGCCAAATGGCTTGGAATAACCATAGCGGGCGCTTTTAGCACAGCTCTTGTGACTGGATTTATGGTTTTTGTACTTGCTCTTTTTAACACAGAAATTAGTGCTACGGCAAACTCAGTAGCTAAAGGGATTATTGATAAATTATTACCGCCAGACGATCCATCAGGTTTAGGCTTTGATAGCTTTACAAATAAGAATCAAGCTGCCAAACCAGCAGTCTCTACACCTCCATAAGAAAATTAGCCTCAGTACACGGGGCTTTTTTAAAGCTCATGGACAATCATGCAGCCCATAAAACAAGCTAAATAAGCGTTTCCCCAACTTGTAGCTGCAGCTTTTGAACAACATCCATGAGATTTTAATCCATATTCTAGACGACCAGTTTAAGCCAATCATTATGCACATTGCATAATAAAAACCCCTTTAGTTACTATTGGATTGCGAAAAGTTACTTTGAGTTCACGACTTCGCACTCAGTTTCGTAATGTGACTTTTTACTTAACAGATCCATCTTAAACCGAGTCTCAGTTAAAGCTTTCATGCTCAGACGATTCGATTTTAGATAATCGCCATTCTCGCCATTCTCGCCATTCTCGCCATTCTCATCATTAAAGCTCAGCTCGCTTCCCATGTTGACCCCTTTGTAGTTGAGCTTCAGACCATGAAACTCCATAACCGCATTACCATCCTGATTCACATGTTGATGGGCTTTTGTACCATCAGCGCATTCGTAGAAAAACTCTTCCTCTGCATATGAATTGGCGCTCAGAGCAACGAGCATAAGCAGAAACGCTTTTTTCATGATCCTATCCTGTCAAAATAAAGATTCTGTAAGCTTAATAATTAGTATGCTGACATTTTACGCTTTGATATTCCAGAATCAAACGGTCATAATGCCCATGTCAGCATGAACACCTGACAACCGGATTCTTGCGCCGCATGGGGACATATGGCGCAGCAGTTACAACTCATCAAGCATTCTTCCAATATCCTGATCCCCGCCACGCTGGAGACCAGCGACTTTCTGCATTCAAAATGTAAGCTCGGTGCCGTGCTGGTGGCCGACTTCAAACAGGTCCGTAACCCGGCATTTCATCGCAAGTTTTTCGCGCTGTTGAATCTGGGCTTCGAATACTGGGAGCCTACCGGCGGGGCTATCTCCTCCAACGAGCGCAGGCTGGTTACCGGCTACGCTAAATTCCTCGCTGCGTTCGGCGGCAGTGAAGGTGCGCTGCTGGATGCCGCTGAGCAGTATCTGGTGCGCATAGCTGATAAGCGCGCCGGTAGTATTAGCCTGTGCAAATCCTTTGATGCCTACCGTTCCTGGGTGATCGTAGAGGCGGGCCACTACGACGCCATCCAGTTGCCTGACGGTACTCTCCGCAAACACCCTCGCAGTATCGCGTTCGCCAATATGGACGAAACCGAGTTTCAGCAGCTCTATCGCGCAGTGCTCGATGTGCTCTGGCGCTGGATCCTCTCCCGTGCATTCCGCAGCCAGGCGGAGGCAGAGAACGCCGCCGCGCAGCTGCAGCATTTCGGGGGCTGAGTCGATGAAAGATACCTGGTTCTATCATACCGACTGCACCACGGCGCAGGCAGAAGAGCTGCTGGCGCAATACCGACGCCGGGGCGTTAAGGTCGAGCGCAGCCTGAATGCCGATCTCATCACCTGGACCGTGAGCGCCCTGCTGCCGGAAAGCAATAAGCCGCCGCGTCCGAGCCGGGTATGGCAAAGCAAGGCATGGGGTTGAGCATGGCTAAATCATCGAAATGCCTGTTCTGCGGCAAACCTGCGACCCTGTTATGCGACGGGTTTATTGGCTGTGATGCTGATGAGGACGAGAACCATCACCTTAGCAATGCCCGAGGCATCTTCACGTGCGATGCGCCGATGTGTGCTGAATGCGGGACGTGGCACGGTAATATTTTCTTCTCAGGGAAAGCCGGAGGAATGGAAACTCGTGATTATTGTCCACTATGCCAGGCGCTGCGTGTGAATGGCGACGTAATCCGGGAAGATCATAACCGCATAGGTAAGGCGATCCGCGAACCAGCATTGCAGGCGGAGCAGGCTGCCATCATTCGGAAAGCTCACTGGAACAGCTATCTAAATGCGCATCGCAGGGAGCTAAACGCAATTCAGGGAGGTGGACAACAATGCCTGCCATTCTGAAAAAGAAACCCCGT